TTATCCACACATTGTTCACCACCAATCAAGTAAATGTCGCACACAAGAGATATGGCTAATCCACTTTTACTTGAATCATTATTACCCCTCATACCAACATAAACAATGCCTACTGCTGGAAACCCTAATTTCTTTTGTTGATCTAATAAATCATCCTGATCATAAAGATAAATAACTTTTTTCTTAACAGAATTTACAGTTTCTAATTTTGCAGTTAAATCTAATACTGCATCTGTAATTATATCAGCCATCCCTATTCACCTTATTAAGTCTGTTTATTATTAATTTCTTTACTATCCCCAAATCATCATTATTAAAACCTAAAAACTCTCTACGGACTTGACCATTCTGACCTTTTTGGTGATTGGTAGCATAGGGCACATCTGTAGCAATAGCCCTTACCCCTGAACTTCTCTTAAATAATTGAATGCTATGGAATAATGTACCCGTATCAAAAAGAGTACCACCGCCACGACCAGTACTTCTACGTTTTTTAGCTGCTTTAGATTCTAACCACCTACCACCATCTGGGTTTGTTTGATCTAAAAATCTAGTTCTTATTCTATTAAGTAATATGGCCCCGGCTTCATCAGCAATCCTATCGGGTAATAAGGCATCTTTTACACTTTTGAGGAAATTCTCATTTGATTTCTCACCTGTGATATTTACCTCAATAAAATTAGCCATTACAAAATAACTTTCCTGGCTGAAGGGTAATATCGGATATACCTAGCGATTAGATCCATCACACTATTAGAACAACAAGTTACATTTGTTTTATCTTTTTTATCACAGTTAGCACCAAATATAGCACTGGCTTGCATAATAGCCGCTTCTTCTAACCAGCCTGGTACTTCTTTATAATTTTTCCCATACTTATCGCTGGACACATCAAACCCTGCAGTATAAGTAATCTGCACATAAAATTTATTTGAGTGTCTGAATGCTGGTAAAGTTATATCTGTTTCGTCTTCATCCGTAATCATAACTAAACCTTTGTTTAGGTCTTTGATTAAAGCGGTATCTGGTACCACATCGGCTACACTTATCTGTCCAATGGTTTCAGATAATCGTAATTCCGTTACAATTGGATTAGGCAAAGCTGCCACATCCTCAAACACATACCCTTGTGTAAGATACAATTCTATAAAATTACCTCTCCATGGTTCTTGTGTTGGATCTATCCAGAATAAATCCTTTTTAGTCTGCCTATCAAATTCTGTTCTTATTGCAGATATTAGGTGTAACGTAGCGGCCTCAAGAGCTGCTGAAGCTTGAATATTAATATCATCTATATCATGTAGTGATAATCGCACTCTTAATGCTTCTACCTTCGCTAATTTAGCCATTACAGTTACACCTATTATTATTAAACGTCTACGCTATCGTCAGTGCCAGTACCATCAACATCTAAGTCTTCAATACCTACGCCATCCAATTCTTCATCTACTTCTAGTACATCTGATTCTTCAGCTGCTAAATCTTCTGAATCTTTGGTGACTTCAACAAAATAAGGAATATCTCTTTCATCTGTAGAGTTTATTAATTTCTTAGCAAGAGAATCTGCAACTGTGTAAACTTTAGTCTTACCAGTAATAGTATCCAACTTTTCATATTTTTTACCAGAAACTACATAGACTTTACCCAACGCCAATCTGATTTTTTTCATCATTATTCTCCAATTAGTTCTTTGTGATTTTGCAATTAACTGCAAGTATTAGAATGCTATAACAGTAACAACATCGGTATCAGCCCAATCAACTAGACCGGTGTTATCAATAGTTATAACTCCTGAATTAGCCACTGAAACTGCACCATCCCATGCTTTTACAACACCTGTAGTTGAACGTACTTGGACTAATGCACCCCCACCACTTGTTTCATTTGCAAAATTAATTGCAATAGTTCCTGTTATTACATCGGCACCGGTTACAATTACCTCTTGGCCTTTACATTTTCTCATGATTAACTCCCAAAAATAATAATAATAAAGGGGCATTTAAGCCCCTTTACCAAAAAAACACACCTTACATATTGATGTATTTTACGACCGCTTCTTCTTCTTCAATTTTGAAGTCTACGCGAGAAGTCAGCACGATTATATACGTACGTGCTGATATATCTTTGTCGGTTTCGATGTGTATTTGACGTTGGATACCAAAAATCAAATTCAATGCATTGGTTAATATTCCGTTAGCTGCTGGCATTAAGCTTGCAGACTCAACTGGAACACCGAATCCGAATACAGGTGTAGTACCTTGGATAACTGAATCACCAAGACCTGTTTCGCGGTTTGAAAGTGAATCACGGTATTCAATTTCATTATCTACAGAAACATAATGGCGTAATGCATTTAAGTTACGTAGGTATTGATCAGGCATAGCTTGCAAACCTGATTTAAATACAGACTTTCCAATACCAGCACCCAAGTTATCAACCGTATTAGATGTTGCTTGCTTCAAAAAACCATCAAGCACTGCAAGATATGCATCACCAGAAGCAGTATCGCCTAACAAAGCCAACTCTTCTAAATCAAGAGCTGCACGTTCAGCAATCAAAGTCATGATAGTATCTTTGATACCACCTGAAGTTGGAGTCCCACCAACATCATTCTGACTGCCAATATTACCACGTTCAATATTGTCTTCAATGACATCATAAGGTAAACGAATTTCAGCAATCAATTCTTTGGTGTTTAACTGAATTTGCTCAGTAATCGGCTTACTACGATCAGCAAGGGCTAAGGCTACACCGGAAACTGCTGGGCGTAAAATACGAGAAGCAAAATTGATTTTATTAATTTTACGTTGTGGGCTATTCATTGTTACTGAACGCGCTTGACGTAAAATTGTTGGTTGTACCAAAAGTTTACGGATAAATGTGTTTGCTTGCTCTGGAGATAATAGACCCCCTGATGCTAGATCACCAACCGCCCAATCTGCCTTCTTGACTAATTCTTCGTTCTTCATTTTGAACTCCTAAATATAAATAATAATAATAATAATAACTAAAGTGAGATAAGGTTTTAGCTTTGACTTAACCTACTATATTGTCTAAGGCGGTGTCTCCCCAAAGATCATCACCATTTGTGTCACTCTTCATAGTGCGTGATTGATTTCCTAACCCTTCACTTAAAATAGCATCACTACCCGACAATACTGTGCCTTTAACAGCATCTTCTGCGGCCTTGGCTACGGTTTCGACTGTGTTCAGGCGGTCTGATAATTCAGTGGTAGATTTCTCTACTTCTTCCAATTTACCATTAACACCTGCCAAACCATCATTAAGTTGCTTCTGGATTGTTGTCAATAAATTCAACATATCACTAGAATCACTCTTACTCACAGTACTTTCAGACTCTACAGTTTTACCTTTGTCTTCAGTACTACTCTCATCTTCACCCTTCGTTACGCTTGGGTTCAAAATTTCTTCATCAAGATCACCCTTCATAGCTTGGGTAATTTGGGCTGCTTCTGCTGCTGCTATATCAGCAACCTTATCAGAACCTTTTACTTCTTCTTTGGTTGTATTGGTTTTTTCTTCTTGTGCTGACTCATTATTACCACCTTCTGGTTTTTTATCGGTTGAATCATCACCCTTGGTTACATCTTCTGTACCTTGGGTCCCTTTGTCAGCTGTTCCTGAAGTATCGTCTTCTGTTGGCTTTTCTTCATCAGCTTTTTTAATGGTATCATTCGTCAAATCTAATTGATCACCTTCCAACTTAAATACGATTTCTGGTAAATCACTAGCCATAGCAGTAACAAAATTACTATATTCAGCAATCGCTGTAGTCATTTTATTCCGTACTTCTGCTGAGTTATTACTGCCACGTAGAATGTTGTGGAAGGTATCAATTAACGCATCAGTGGCTACAAATACCCCAGGCATAAAACCTTGACTGGCAATATTTTCTGCAAAACTCATGCTATCGGTAAAGGGGTGGAATGATTTTTTAACATTTGTGACCATAGCCACAACGTTATCATCCATTTTAAAAGCCACAAGATCAGCTTCATTAAAATCTGATTCTTGCTTAAGTATCAAGATACCATCACGCTCAATTTGATCATCAGCTGTGAATCCTTTTGTTATTAATACTGGAATAAGCTTATCAGCATCTTCTTTCTTAATAGCTAAAGCTGCAACGCTTGGTGCGGCCTTCTTTTGAGGATTACCACCGCCTTTTAATACGTTGGATAAGTTAAACATAAAATTGCTCCATTCTGGGTTAATTGAATCTTCGGATTTCGTTATACGAAACGGCATCCTGTTAGCTGGCCTTTTGACCAGAGAAATAAAGGATACGTCAGCATCACCTAGCTCCTTAGCTTTCATAGTTATTTTAGGCACTTTCAAAACCCTCTATTGCTTCTGCTATTGAAAATCTATGATTATGACCATCAGCCAAATCTGTAACAGTAGCTTTAGAGATATTATGAATATGTCCATCTACAATATCTGTACTACCACCAAGGAAATTCCCCTGCTCATCAAACCGGACGCTGTATACGTGTTCATGTCCTGTGTTATCTGATAGGGTCTCACCTTTAATAACATCTGGTACCTAA